CACTGGGGCAAGGCGTGATGGGGACGATGGACGGGGACGACCCAGCCTTATACCTCCGGTCGCCTTACGCAGTCTCGCCAAACGATTTGAAGCTGGCGGAAAGCTTTACGGAGACGACAACTGGAAACAAGGATTCCCACTAAGTAGATTATATGACTCGATGTTTAGACATTTGTTGGGGCTGGCTGAGGGGGACAACTCTGAAGACCATGCGGGTGCTATACTGTGGAATGCGTCAGCTTGGATATGGACGGAGCAAAAGATCAAAGAAGGAAAGCTGCCACAAGAACTATCAGATATAAGTTATAGAGATGAAAGTACTGATAGCGTGTGAATACAGCGGAGCAGTGAGAGATGCTTTCATTAAACAGGGACACGATGCAATGTCTTGTGACTTACTACCTACAGATGTAGACGGTCCGCATTACCAAGGCTCTGTTACAGATATACTTAACGATGGATGGGACTTGATGATAGCTCACCCTCCCTGTACCTACCTAGCAGTCAGCGGTAACAGATGGTTGTACAACAAAGATGGTAGTAGGAATGAGGAGCGATGGGATAACAGAAGAGAAGCACTAGACTTTGTACGGTTACTTATGAATGCACCCATCGAACGGATAGCGGTGGAGAATCCTGTGAGTGTTATATCTTCAGAGATACGAAAGCCGGATCAGATCATACAGCCTTGGCAGTTTGGGGATGAAGCACAGAAGACTACATGCCTATGGTTAAAGAACCTACCTAAGTTAAAGCCTACCAAGATTGTGGGTAAAGGTGAGTTTGTTACATTCAAGAGTGGTAAGAAACATCCGGCTTGGTACGCTGAAGCATTTGCTAAAGCTAAGACTAAAGCAGAGAGACAGAAGCTACGATCTAAAACATTCCAAGGTATAGCAGATGCTATGGCTGAACAATGGGGAACTGAGTTATGAACGACGAGATAGTATTACCAGCGTTGAGTAAGTCTTTGATAGAAAAGCTTGACAAACTGTTCCCGGATAAATGTCCCCTCTTGACAGACTCTGATAGAGATGTATGGTTTAAAGTAGGACAAAGAAGTGTAATTGATTATTTACAACAGATTTACGACGAACAGTTACAAGACAACATCATAACCAAAGACTTAGAATAGCTATGTGTTTCTCACAACCTAAGATGCCCGCTATGCCGGAGATACCACCACCTCCCCCACCTCCTGCACCACCACCACCTCCGTTAGAAATGGCTAAGAAAGCACCGACTAAAAGAGCTACTCAAGCACCTAAGCGTCGTCGTGGTACGCAGCAAGTCACAGCCGTTCGTCGTCCTTCAATCGGTGTGGGTGGAGCCAGAGGATCAGGAGTACAACTTTCACAATAACAATAGTAATATAAATATATATGAGCCTTCGCACACTTGATAAAAAGACGCTACTCTCATCTGTTTCTGCATCAGGAGCGGGTAGTGCATTCTCAGTTGAGCGTTCTAAGGGTTGGACATTTGTCATAGCCACTGAGTCCGCTGGAGCTGCAACCGTAGATATAGAAGCTTACATTGGAGGAGCTTGGCATGTAGTACACAGTCAATCAGTATCAGCCGAAGGATCGGTTATGGTACGAGATGACATGGGACACTACGAAAAGCTAAGAGCTAATGTAAGTGCTTACACAGCAGGAACCCACAGCGTCTACGCTACCGGAACTGTTGACTCACTATAATGTCGATTGAGTTCACATCAGGATTTGAAAAGCCCAGCGGTATCATCGCATTCCCTGGTAACTTTATTCGACCAGCTTTTGAAAAGCTCTACGGATTTGATGCACCACAAGAGGAGCCAGTCATTGACGGAGCAATCTTTACAGAAGCTAGTGAACCATTGACAACAGAACTAAACGAAATATTATTATTTGAACCAGCTTAATACTCATGGCTAATAAAAAAATTACAGAACTTACCGAGCTTACGACACCAGCAGGTGCTGACATTGTGGCAATCGTTGACGATGTAGCAGGTACACCCACCACCAAGAAGGTAACAGCTACTAACTTGATGACCCTTGCACCCGTTCAATCGGTAGCAGGACAGACAGGAACAGTTACTATAGCCGCTGGTGATTTAACAGACGGTAACTTTGACGGAACTGCTATCTCAGGATTCGACGCTTCTATCCACGATCAAACAGGAACCACTTATACATTAGTAGCTGGAGACAACGGTAAAGTAGTAGTGTTAGACAATGCTTCTGCTGTAACTGTCACAGTACCAAGTGGTTTAGGGGCTGGGTTCAATTGTAGCTTTGTACAAAAGGGAGCTGGTCAAGTAAGCTTCAGTGCTTCCGGTACTACCATTAACAACAGACAATCACACACCAAGATCAACGCTCAGTACGGAGTAGCTAGTATAGTAGCTTACGCAGCTGACACCTTTGTTCTTGCCGGCGATACTGCTGCATAATGAGTTTAGTACTTCCCACCTTTTCTGGGTTTAGTCACACACCGTCAGTAGTAGCGGCTGAGTACGATCTTGATGCTACTTATGTAATATCAGAGTTTCCAGTATTACACCTAGACGCTAATGTGTTAGACGGTAGCGACTCAGCTAATAATCCAAGCAATGGTTCATTTGTATCCACTTGGGGAGATAAGAGTGGAAATAACAACGACTTCACGGAAGCAACGAATCAACCTATATTTAGATCTTCTTTACTGAGAGGTCAGGCTGGAGTAGAGTTTGACGGATCAAATGATATATTATCAGATTCCGATTTCTTCTCTAACGAGGATTTCTCGGCAGAAGAAGCTACTATGATTGTAGTAGGTATTCCTGGAAGAGATGGGACGGGTGGTTTTGGAGTAGGTACTGAAGACAGCACCTACCAGTTTGTAAAAACAAGTAATGTCACAAACGCTACTGATTCCTTTGGTACAAGTGATTACTCTGCTAACTTTTTAAGTTCTCGATTAAATGCTCAAGCTCTCGACTCGACATATCGTCAAACCCCTACTTCCAGACCTTTTATAAATGCTTGTAAGGTAGGTACTAATTACCAGCTTTTTACTAACAAAAGACAACGCCTTTCAAGAAGTATGACCGGACTAACATTTGCTACTGGGTCTGGGATAAGTTTAGGTGGTGGGGGTTTAAATTTTCCATTAAGTGGTTATATCTGCGAGGTGTTACTTTTTAACACACTACTTTCAGACGACGACTTTAACACTGTTCACGACTATCTTTCAGAGAAGTACGGTCTTAATATTTACAGTCAAATAAGTACATCTTCTTATGCTCTTGATGAATCTAATAGTGTAAGCTTTGCACCTCAGTTTCATTTTGACGCAAATCAAAGCAATACGGTTCTAAATAGTTCTTACAGTAATGTCAGCGACGGTAACGATGTATACTTCTGGAAAGATAAATCAAATGATTGGTACGCAATACAACCAACCGCTACAAGACAACCTAGCTTTGTTAGTTCCAGAACTATAGGAGGGACTTCGACAACTTCATCTGCTTTGTATTTCGACGGCACTGGTGAGAGTTTAGAGCTTTGGTATCCGCAATGGTTTGGAGATTATACGACAGCAGATAAAACTGCGATTGTTGTATATGAACCTGATGGGGATACACAGTTTGAGCTTTTGGGTTTGGGTGCTTCTTCCAGTGCGTTAATGTTCGGTACTGGGACCACTTCTTACTGCGGTACATTTAGGGGTAGTCGATTAGGAGGAGTAAGTCTAAGTCAACTAAGCGGTACTAACGGACAAATGGTTGAGATTTACTCGGATGCAACTGCAAACACTTATAACATTTCTTCTCAAGGCACGGCTGCAATTTCCCAAACTACTACCTCATGGAGTGTAACTACCAACGGCTCTAATAGATATATTCCTCAACTTGGCGGTGCTACCTTAAGTCCGAGTGAAGGGACTGCGTATAGATTTAAAGGCTGGATTTATGAGGTTTTGATTTTCGACAACATCGTAACATCATCAGATAAAAGTGCGTTAGTATCATACGCTCAATCTAAGTACGGAATATAATATGAAGTATTTAATAACTGAAGATTTTGAAACGAACATAGCGACTATCAACACGGCTTTGTCTTTACCCTCTATCGAGGCTACCAATTATTGCACACCTGAGCGAGTCACTAACATAGAACATATTGATTACGATAAGTTCATTATTCCTGTGAAAACAGAAGGTCGATGGAAGTGTGATCAATTATTTAACACCGAAGACCTAGTTGATTTTGACGAAACTTGGTATTCAGTACTATAGTAACATGCACGAAACAGCCCAAGGGTTATATCACTCGTTGGAGAACCAGCGGTGGTCATTCTTAGACAGAGGTCGTACATCTTCTGAGCTTACGCTTCCTTATGTCTTACCGCCTGACGGACACAACTACGCTACTAAGTACTACACACCGTACCAAGGTATAGGAGCAAGAGGTGTACTGAATCTTAGCAGTAAGTTATTGTTAGCACTGTTACCACCTAACGCTCCATTCTTCCGTCTTGTTATAGATAGATATGAACTAGACAAAGCCAAGCAGGAGTTAGGACCAGAGGGTGGTGAGCAGTTACGCACAGACTTAGAGAAAGCATTAGCTGATGTAGAGCGTAGTGTATCACAGGAAGTAGAAGTACAGAACTTCAGGAACGGAATCTTCCAAGCACTAAAGAACTTACTTATCACAGGTAACAGTTTGTTGTACTTACCGGACGAAGGTGGTATGCGTGTGTTCAAGCTTGATCGTTATGTAGTCAAGAGAGACCCGATGGGTAATGTTACACACATAGCAGTGAAAGAAACTGTAGCTCCTATGATGCTTCCTGAATCTGTAAGAGAAGAAGTATATCGTCAGGAAAAGGAGAACAGCTGTGACCTCTACACCGCAATCATCAGAGAAGGAGATAAGTACAAAGTCTACCAAGATGTCAAAGGTATGCTCATCGAAGAAAGTATGGGTGAGTATCCGATTGATAAGTCCCCGTGGCTCCCGTTACGCTACACCCAGATTGATGGAGAGGACTACGGCAGAGGCTTTGTTGAAGAGTACCTCGGAGACTTAAAGAGTTTAGAAGCACTGACCAAAGCAATCGTAGAAGGTAGTGCAGCAGCAGCTAAAGTATTGTTCATGGTTAATCCGAATGGTACAACAAGAGCACGGACATTAGCTGAAGCTCCAAACGGTGCGATTGTACAAGGCAGTGAAGGAGATGTATCTGTATTGCAGTTAAATAAGTTTAATGACTTTCGTACTGCACAAGCCACGATGACTGGTATAACAGATCGTCTCAGCCAAGCATTTCTTTTGACATCGGGAGTTGTGAGGGATGCAGAGAGAGTGACCGCTGAAGAGATACGCATGTTAAGTCAAGAGCTTGAAGCTGCTCTGGGTGGTCTCTACTCTCTGTTATCTCAAGAGCTACAGCTTCCTATAGTTGCTAGGTTGATGGATAAGATGTCTAAGAATAAGCGTCTACCAAAGATACCTAAAGATATTGTTAAGCCTACCATTGTTACTGGTGTTGAAGCACTCGGTCGTGGTAATGATCTTAACAGGCTTGATATGTTCCTTGCTGGTGCTAATCAAGTAGTAGGACCACAAGCAGTTACTCAATACTTAAATGTATCTGACTACTTCAAGCGTCGTGCTACTGCTCTTGGTATTGAGACTGAAGGATTAATCAAGACAGAAGAAGAAATTCAACAAGCCATGCAACAGCAACAGATGATGGAGATGGCACAGAAACTCGGAGCACCCGCAGTAGCACCCGCTATCAACGCAGCTCAAGAGCAGTACATGGCTTCACAACAACAAACACCGCAAGAGGAATAATAACAAATGGCTGAATTACACCGAGTAGAGATTAATGAGAAAGCACCAAGCGAAATCGAACCCACCGAAGAGAACCACGAACAAGCAGTCGAGCAGCAAGCCGAAACGGAACTACCGGAAGAACAAAGCGACCGTCCGGAATGGCTCCCAGAGAAGTTCAAAGACCCAGCGGACATGGCGAAAGCGTACTCCGAGCTGGAAAAGAAACTTGGACAACCTAAAGAAGAAGCTACGGAAGAACCTGAACAAAGTGAAACGGAAGCTGAGGACAAAGAAGAACAAACTGAAGAGAATGTTAGTGAAGCATATCAAACGATTGCAGAAGCTAGTAAAGAGTTCTTTGAAAACGACGGTCAACTTAGTGAGGAAACTTATAACGCTTTAGAGAAAGCTGGACTTCCTAGGGATTTAGTTGACAGCTACGCAGCTGGTCAGCAAGCATTGTTACAATCTGAAGAAGCACAAATCAAAGGAGTTGCGGGGGATCAATACGATGCGATGGCTGAGTGGGCAAATGAGAATCTACCACAAGAAGAGATCGACGCTTTTGATGAGGCGGTCACAGGTGGTACAATTAACCAAGCTAAGTTAGCAGTTCAAGGATTGTACGCTAGGTATCAAAATGCTACAGGTAGTAAACCTAAACTTACCCAAGGCAATCTATCCGGTACATCCACTATGCCTTTTAAAAGTATGCAGGAATTAGCTCGTGCACAGTCTGACCCACGATACAGAAGTGGCGACAAAGCATATCACGAAGAGATTGACAGACGCTTATCTGTAAGTAATATTTAGTGTTATAGTATAGTTCATTATTCATCGCATTCATAAGCCCCTATCTAGGTTTGTTTCGTTATTTTTGTTTCCCTAGGTAGGGGTTTTTGTTTATGATAAAGACTATGGCAACAGAACTAGGAGACAATGTCCAAGTCAAAGCGAACCTGGCGTTCATGGCTAAAGTGATAGCTGTGGTAGGTAGCGTGGTTTGGGGATACAGTGTAGTATGGAATAAGATCATAGCACTTGATAGTGGATTGGACAGAGTACAACACGAAGGGACTTTGCTTGGAGACTTGTCAGCACGGATGATGCACATAGAAAAGTTTGCAGAACAATCCAAAGCAGACCTAGATCATTTGTTAGAGATGCAAGACAAACCAATAACATCTGACTTCCAACAGTTTGAACGGCTACGGTATCTTGAAAAAGAATTGGACAGATTGCGTAGCAAAATGGAAAGTCATTTGACAGAAAGCAGGTGAAGAGATGGGTGAGTTACTTATGTTGTTTATCACGGGCGGTGGTTCTACTGCTATGGGTGCGATTCTTAAAGGGGTTTTTGGTTATGTGTTTGAATCTAAGCAACAGAAGCACGATCTTGAAATGGCGAGAGAGGCTCGTAACAACGACAATTTCCTTAGACTACAAGCTGAAATCAATAAAGGCGGTAATGGGGAGTTTGTTTCTTTTACTCGTCGTGTTCTTGCTGTTATCGGGGTGTCTACGCTCTGTGCGTGTATCATCCTTTGTACCCTCTTCCCCACAGCAGAAATCATCACCATCACAAACGCAGACGGAGAAGGTATCAACGAGTTCTTTTTCGGACTCATCAGTTGGCAAGCAGCTCAAGAGCCGCTCACTATTTCTTCTGGACACATCAGCCTTATGGGATGCACAGTAATACTGCCTTGTATCCTAGGGTTTTACTTTGGTCCAAGTGGTCGAAGAGGTTGACAGTCAAGCATTTTTCCCTTTTACTTATATTTAAATTTAATCGACAACTAGCAACAACTAGTCCCTCGACCCTCTGCGGAGGACAATCCTGTGAAGACGAAAGGTGTGAAAGTCACTGGTAATCAAACATATTCACAATAACTTATAACATAGGAGATCATATATATTATGGCTAACGGAAATACATCCCCCAGTCGTGTAGGTCTTGCTGAAGGTGGGTCCGATAACGACCAGTTGTTTCTCAAAAAGTTCAGCGGAGAAATTCTGCAAACCTTTGAGGAGTCCAACATCTTCAAGCCCTTACACACCATCAGAACCATCGAGAATGGTAAATCAGCACAGTTCCCTGTAACAGGTATCGCTTCTGCTAAATACCACACTCCCGGTGAAAACATCGCAGACGGAGGTAACAGCTACCTCAGCGACATCAAGAAAACTGAGAAGATCATCACCATCGATAAGATGCTTGTTGCTTCCACTTTCTTGTCGAACATCGACGACATCAAGAACCACTACGACATCCGCAGCGTATACGCTAACGAGTTGGGTAAAGCTCTTGCCGTTCGTTTCGATACAGCTCTCGCTAAAGTGTTCATCGCTGCTGCTCGTTCAGCTACCAACTTGTCCCAAGTTAACAAAACAGGCGGACAGCTTGATGTTGCTAACAACGACTTCTCCGCTCCTGATACTCCAGGTACTCCTGCTGCTATCACGGGTGCTGATCTTGTTGCTGCTTTCTTCAGTGCTGCACAAAAGATGGACGAAAATGATGTTCCTAGCGACGGTCGTTTCTGCGTTCTTCGCCCAGCTGACTACTACAAATTGATCACTGGTGCTGACGCTTCCAACAGCTTCTCCCTTACTTCCGCAGTTAACGCTGACATCGGAGGTCAAGGTGGTTTGGCTACTGGATCGATCCCACAAATCGCTGGTATCAACATCTACAAATCCAACCACATCCCATCAACTGACCTTAGTGCTGTTTCTTCCGGAGACGGAGAGGCTGCTAATGATGTCTTTGGTGTTAGTGGTGTCGGATACAACGGTGACTTCCGCAATAGCTTGGGAATTGTTTCTCACTCTGCTGCTGTCGGAACCGTTAAGTTGCTTGATCTTGCTACCGAATCCGAGTATCAGATCGAGCGTCAAGGTACGCTATTTGTTGCTAAGTACGCTATGGGTCACGGAGTTCTCCGTCCTGAGTGTGCTATCGAATTAGTAGCATAACCCGTTTCTCTCGGTGTTGGGAGGTCTGTGATTCGTTCCGCTCCCTCCATCGGGATTACTTATATACAAAGCTATGGCACTTACGACTAAACTAAATGCAGTAAACACGATGATCTCCGTTATAGGAGAAGCACCAGTAAATACATTAGGAGGGACAGCAGTTCCCGTATCAGTCGTACAAGCGGAAGCAGTGCTGGACGAAACCAGTAAAGCCGTACAGTCAGAGGGTTGGCACTTCAATACAGAACATGAATATGTACTTACTCCTGACGCTTCCACATCTAAGATTAACCTACCAAGTAACACACTTAGAGTAGACTTAGACCCATTAATTTATACAGACAGTGATCCAGTACAGCGTGGACTTATCTTATACGATAGGAAGAAACACACGGATGTATGGACCAAGGAGGTTAAAGCCTCCATAACTTTTGAGTTAGCATTCACAGATATGCCTGAGCAATTCAGACACTACATCACAGTTAAAGCAGCTCGTATCTTTGCTAACAGATTCTTAGGTAGTAGAGAGATCGAAGGATTTGCTTTGAGAGACGAGATAGAAGCTAAAGCCCGTGCTATTGACAGTGACTCTGAGAATGCAGACAGGACAATCTTTGATAGCTACAGCGTACTTAGAGTTTTAGATAGATAAAGCGACACATGCCTCTGTTAGTAAACAGTGTACCTAACCTCGCACAGGGCGTATCGCAGCAACCTGACAACCTGCGGTATCCTGGACAGTGTGACGAACAAATC